CCCGAATGGACTCTCTACGGAAATCATTTGATTTTTCAGATAGTTTGTGTTTGTCGGTCAAATAATCAAAGGCTTGTGTAAAGTTTAATTCGGTAATACGTGATTCCGCAATGGCTTCACGAATGACAATATCTTTGCCTGAACCAGGACCACCAGTAACAAATATGGCTTTAAAGTTACCACGACCAACAGATTCATTTATACCCATACCTTTACGAGTATCATGCATCAATTCTTTAGCGTGTTTGTCTGAAACGTGGGAAGGAACACCTTGACGGAAAGAATGGAAATCATTATTCTTGGCGTGTTCACGCATCTTAGTACCTGACATACCTTCTGCACCTTCAGCATCAGGATCACGAGCACCAGCAGAAACTACCGAAATCTTTTTGAAATTGTAATGTCCATGTTTGCCATGAACACCATTATATTTGTGTAGTGCATCATGGAATTCTTTAACACGATCTGAACCAGCAACAACCGTCAAATGATCATGTCCAGCTGCGTGTAATTTGGCAGCATGATGAAATATTGATGGGTGTTCTTTACTTGAAGTGTCAAAATTAGTACCTGGTGAATATCTTTTCAGATGTTTTACTTTCTGTTCACCAGATAAAGGATTCTTCTTACTATCTTGTGAATGTGATACAATAACAGTATGTTCTGCTTTTTGTTTTTTTGCAACTTCACGAACTTTATCAATAAGTTTTAGGTGACCTGTAGTAGGTGGATTCATACGACCGAACGCCATCACCACAGGTTTATGTGCCTTATCTTGTTCCTCGACTAACTGTAGGAATGTTTTTATCATATTATCTTTATGTTGCTTTACCAGCACTTTTAAGTGGACTTAGTGGATCACTTTGGGAATCGAACTTATGAGCTTGTGTAGCAAACTTTTTCTTAATACCAGTTTTTGGATCTGTATGATGAAAATGAACAGAACCTCCAGTATGTGTTACGCTAATATTTTCATGATCATTTAAGATGTGATCATGTTCACTACCCGGATGTGAAGTGTGATGTTGCGTACCTTTTGAGGTTAAATATGTAGTGTGTTTCCTGAAAGTTGCTTTACCTTCTTTTTCTGCAGGTGTTAAATTTGCACCTAATACACCACGTAAATGATTAACAACGTGTTCATGGTTACCCATAGTCAAATGATGTTGTAATTCTGCTGCGTGTTGTTGTGCAACATTAGCCAATAATTTTCTATTTTCTTTTTTTATAGCATTATGTCTTGTTGGATTTTTTTCAGCCCAAGCTTTTCTATCTTCACTATTTGTAATAGATTTTAGTGCTGGATGTTTAGTTTTAATAGCTTCTTGGTGTTGTTTATATAATTCTCTAGCTTTTTTACCACTTGATTCCATACCAAGACTTGAAGATGGAATATTTTTACTTGATTTATCACTAACTTTTAAACTAACACCATGTTTTACAATTTTACCTGTTTTAGGATGTTTACTGGTAATATAAAGGTCTGATGTATCATCTTTTTGAGTTGCTTTAACTCCTGTTTCTTTTTCCGTATCACCGGGTTTTGACGTATGATGTACATGATCAATTACATGACCAGGATGTGATGCAGATATTTGTTTTTTAATGTCATCTGCAGCGGATTTTGCTCTTGCATTAATTCTTTCGTAATCTTTTGGATGAATTTGACTTTTTAATCTATCATGAGCTTCTTGTGGAGTTTCTCTTTTTTTAGTTTTTTCATTAACAAGAGTATGTGCAGCCATGTGTTTACCGCCTTGCAGGTGACGACCTACAAGCAATTCATGTAATACACCAGAAGTATTATTTGAAACAGAACCAACTTTTGTTGAATCATCTACCTTTTTTGCTTCATTAAGTTCTTCTAGTTCTTCTAATTCTATTAAATATAGTTCACTTAAATAGTTTTTAAATGATTTCATTTACGCACCTTTAATAAGTTAGCTCTTGCAAATTCTTTACGATTTACTAGTTTGGTTGGTTCATTATCATGGTGTACAACAAAACCTTCAGGTTGTGTTTTTTTACCACTAATATCATGTTCTAAACCACCTTCATGTTGGTTGAGTGTGTGAACTAGAACATCTTTTGCTTTCTGTAAATGTCCGTGCATATTCAACAAATTATTGTAATGTTTTTTATTTTGTTCAATATGTTCAACGTGTTCTTTACCAGCAGTCAATTTCTTTTCTTTTGATGCATCAGTCTTAACTTTTTCAGCTTCACGGATGTGTTTACCCATGATATGTTTTTGCAAACCAGCAGCCGTAGGTTTCTCACCGGTACGAACTGTGTGATTTATGTATGTGGCTAAATGACCTGCATCACCTTGGTGTCTTTCGGTTGCTGGATACATTTCATGGCCATGTTTTTCGTGAATGTCTTTTGCTGCATCCATATGATGTTGAAATGTATCTTGTGCCTTTTTAGCATAATGAACTTTACTAGTATCATGTTCTGCTGATTTATGCCAAACATCCGGATGTTGTTTAAATTTTTCTGTATCCGGATGTGGATCAGCTCTCATTGAATCAAGGTCTTTTCCGTGATATTGTGTATGTACAACAACACCAACTTTAGCACGTTTGATCTTATCGGCTTCAGGACCCTTAGCCGTATAAGTGATGGTATTTGGGGTGAAAGATACTTTACTCATGACTATGAACATCTCCATGTGAGAACATTACATCACCTTGATACACACCTTTCTTTGGTGCAACTTTAGGTAAATGATCTAAAGAATCCTTCAGTTTACTGACCAATCCTGGTGCATGACCATGATTTTTTTCGATATCTTTGTGTGTATAGTTGATTTTTGGTGTTTTGTTAAATGCTGACTTAGATGCAACAAAAAACTTACCAGTAGTTGGATGATGACCAAAAACAATAGAAGGTGAACCATCATATTTCATGGTAAGACCAGAATGATTTTCACCCCGTTTGATGTGTTCGTGTGCTTTCATTAGAGCGGCATGAGCGTGTTCAAAACCAGCAGCGCCGTGCATGAGAGGACGATCTTCCGCATGGTGAATATGCTTTAGTTTAGCACCTTCCTCACCTTCGGTAGACTCTTTTAGAAAAGTTATAAATGATTTCATGATTTCCTTTCAGACTTGCAACACACTATGGTTGCTTTAACTTATTTATGTATTTATTATTTCAAGTATATCATCAACCGTATTTTTGATTAAGTGATTTCCAGTAACGAAATCATATGCGGCATCAGTTCTGGTAAGCCCCCAGCCATCTTCTTGCCAAAGTTTAAGAATAAGAGTCAAATCTTCTTCCGTATCATATGTACATCCATACTCACTCATTAATCTTGCACCGGCAATATTACGAGAAATCCAGGGAGTGCAATTTAACATAGATTCCAACAAAACAAGACCGAAACCTTCTGCATCCGAATTCATAATGTAACAATATGCATCGGCCATGGCATCTTTGATTTCTGATGGATCTTCAATCATCAAAGGAATCACGTTATGTGAGGCTTCTGGCATCAGATCATGCCTATTATCGTAACCTGTTGTTACAAGAACTGCGTTTTCGAGATTTGCGTCTTTAAATGCTGATGCTAATTCTTTCATTCTCTTATTTGGCCAATATCCGCCACAAGATAAGAACATCTTTACGTCATCAGGAATACCATATCTTTTCTTGAATATTCCAACTGTACCAGCATCTTCTTCTTTGATACCGTATGCAATCTTATAGGACTTATCTTTAACACCCCATTTCTCAACGTGTTCCCAATCTTCTTCGGTGGAACAACCAATATATTTGGCATCTTTGAGTGCTTGTAAACATATTGGACTTTCTGATGGTTTAATTAACCAATAAAGGACTGGTGCCTTGAAATTGTTAATATTCTGTAGAAATAGATTCTGAACAGAAACATCACCACCATGTATTACAATAAGGTCAAAGTCATCAGGATTAACACCAGAAGTAACAGTAACTCCATTTAAGTCACCTTTGTGCTCACCGGCAACAACAGTTACTTCGAATCCACGGCGAACACATTCTTCAGCTGTTCTTTGAACATTATATTCTGAACCACCAGGATACGGCGCATAACGATGTACTACGAATAATATTTTCATGCTTTCTTACATACCATTTTAAGAACTGACATTCGAGCAGGTTCCGGATTTCTCATATCTGGATGACGGTCACAATCAATAAATCCATTATTTTCTAATAATTCTTTGAGTGATTTTTGATTAAATGCGTTAAGGTGTCCCATTCCTTCTAGTTTGTATTCATCTTTATTATGAAACCCACCGAACAAATAAGATAAAGCATTCTTCCATGGATCATCTGTTGGGTTCAACCATTCAACATTAGCCTGGTGATTCCAATCTTTTTTATAAAGTCTTTCTATAATCCAGTCCATATCAGGTACAGTAACTTCTAGTGTTGCACCAGGTTTTAGTATACGACAGACTTCGGTTAATACTCTATCAATATCAAAAATGGAAATGTGTTCAACTACATCACCCATGTATGCTTTCTCAAAGGTATTATCCTCAAATGGGTAAGGAGTGTCCATTAAATTATGTAAACAATTCACATTACCCCATTGATGAATGTCCATACGAACATCAGCATCAGCCTTAGGATGTGGTCCAGAACCAATATCAATTATTTTATTTGATACTTTTTGTATGATAGAATCATTGGCTGTATTATAAATGAATTCCATTAAATTTCACCTCTCAATGCACGAGAAATTCCATCATACAAATTAATTTTTGGTTTATAAAAAGATAACATTTTATTTGGATATGCGACACGATACATAACACCAACAGGCGCAGTTCCGATATGATTCACTTCTGGATTATATCCTCGAATACCACAAACAATTTCTTTCAATTGATTGAATGATGTTGCAATACCAGAACCAAGATTTACAGGTCCTTCAATATCCTGTTTGATCGCCTCGTCAACAGCATCAACAATATCTTGCATATGAATAAAGTCACGAACTTGATGACCATCACCCCAAATATCAAATGGGTTCATTAAATCATTTGCTCGTTTAATGAAAGATGGAAACGGATACGACAAGTCTTGGTCTGTACCATAACCACTGAATGGTCTGAATATATGAACACGAATTCCTTTTTCTTGCAGGAATTGTAAACAATATTCACCAGTCAATTTAGCCCAACCATAAGTTAAATCAGGATTACTAATCTGATCCAACATTATATCACTTTCTTTCAATTTATGACCAATATAACGATCCTGCAATAAAATTGGATATGCAGCAGAAGATGAGAAATAAATAACCCGTCCTGGTTTTGTTCTTAATGCCCATTGCATCATATCAGAATCAATTGCTAGGTCTGTTGCTACCGCCAATGGATTATTTTCAATTGTTTCACGACCACCAACGATAGCAGCCAAGTGAATAATCATGTCGTAGTGGTTGTCATCAGTCTTAAAGAAATCACGACAATCATTACCTTCTTTAATATCAATACCAGTAATGTCATGATCTTTATACTTACGCATGAAGTATTTACCGACAAAACCCATGTGACCTGTAATCAAAATTTTCATATCAAATCTCCGCAGCTTTAATAATATCTTTAACCCTGTTAATATATGTATGTTCTTCTTTAATCCGTTTCATTTGATTCAAGATTAAGTCTTTAGTCTTTGGATCATTCTGCATTTCCATAGCGACATCAAACAAATCACCTGAATCGGATGCATATGCAATTTCACCTTCAAAAAAATCATAAATTGATTTTGAATTCGTCATACCCAATGCACCATAACTAATATTTTTAATTGTACGACAAGCAATATATCCGTTTGCAAGATGGTTTACTGGACGACAATCTAATGGTAACAATGATTCTACAACAGCCTTTCTGACATCCTCAGTCGATAAAGGATTTTGAAATGGTGTATTGTATAGAAATGGAATTTGATGTTGTTCACATTTCTTAACAAAATTCTCAAATACAGGTGCATTATCTTGGCGAATAGTTCCGCAGAAAAATGCTCTACGTTGTTGTGGAGTAAATCTATGCTCGAAATTTATTTCTTCAGGTAACAAGTCTGTTGCCCAAATAGAATAGAAACGATCACAATCAAAACCACTCGGTTCATAATATGAAACATCATTAAACGCTTCATAATTTTTCTTTTCAAAAGTATAAGCATAATTCTTATCAATTTCACCATTCACACCCCAACCATGTTCGGCAGTAAATCTGAAATCAATTAACTTACCAACTTTACCTAGATACATTTCTGCACCAGGATTTCCCTCAACATTACCCTTGTTTCCGAGATAATGTACAAGATAACAAGAAGTTTTATTTAAAGGTAAACGATTACTATAACCATTTTGAAATGTTAACCATTGTTCTGTAATAACAATAGCGTCATTGAAAAATTCTTCAGTCACATTATCACGATTGTCTAACCAATATGTGTCAATACCCATTGCTTTTGCAGCACGAACAATAGCACCATGAATAAAAGCGTGAGTGTGACCAGTATCTTGTTTTGCACCCCAGACAATAATTTTTTTATATTTTTTCATTTTATATCTCAATAATTGAATTATGAACCCAAAAATCATCTACATGATAAGTATCATTTCTAGTATATATTTCAGAGATTAATTTATAACCTTTGTCTATCAAAAACTCTCTAGATGCATCACGGGTGCCAGGTCTTGTGAAATTGCATTCAACATCACCACCATAATCAGTTTCAAAAGTGATCACATTAAATTTACGATTGGATTTAAAAACTGCATATAAGGCTTCAAGTGATAGTGTTGTTGGTGGATCAACATCAATGGTTAAATAATCAATAACCATAGGTGCATTATTATCATCTAATAATTTCTGATAATCAACTTCAACTGCATTGCCTAAATGAAATATACTATTTGGTCTATGTTGTTCCCACTCACCGGCATACTTTTCCATCAAATCAACACCAATACCTTTCCAATTTCTTACCTTCTCAAAGAAACAGGTATTGCTCATATAGTCCCAATGACAACAACCAATATCTAGAAAATATCCATCTCTTTTTTCTTTTAAGTAATCATCTACTAATTTGTCCTGACTCAATTGTGAACAGTACATATTAATCCTTATAATATAACCAAGCGTTATCAACTAAAGGAATAATTTCACTTGCCTTTTCACCAAAGAATTCACGAATTGCTTTATTGACTGTTGGGATATTCAAATCATGGCCGGAAAAAATACCACCCTTCTTTACTTTAGGCCAAAACTGTTTGAAATCACGTAAAGCACCTTCATATGTGTGATCAGCATCAATGAAGATAAAATCCAATGATTCATCGCCAATAGATTCAGCAAATGTTTTACTATCTTCGTAAACAAATGCAACTTCTTTATGTGAAAATAAACGATTATATGCGTTTAATTTAATTCTTTCTTGTCGTTCTGTAGTAATAGGTAAATCATTCCAATCAATATATGTTGGATAGTTATCTACGGCGTAATAAGTTTTAATGTTTGTATCTTTATCTTTTAGAATTAATTCCGCAGTAACACCAAGACAAATACCAATCTCTGCACCAACAAGATCAGTACCTAACTTCTGTAGATAAGGAATCAATCCACGACCTGATGGATTTGCTTCACCCCACTCAACTTGTTTCTGTACCCAACCATCAACATCTAGATGTTCCCATGGATCAACGTGCGCTTCCTGTTTAGTGTATTGATTTGTTTCAGTATTATATGTAATCACATCACTCATATTTCTTCCTTAATTTTTCATTCCATTCCGGAACACGATTATATTGATGAACCAAAACATACTTATCATCTTTATTATTATATACACTATCATTATCACGCCAAACAGGTTCAGACTTAACTAAGAAGTTTGACCTAAAATTACCAATCTTGTTTGGATCAACAGTAGTGCCACATTGACAAGCCCAATCATCTTCATGTGTATTAAATTTGGTAATTGATTTATATGGTTCTAATGATAACAATATATT